AAAACCCCTATCGCTTGACCTAAATACATTATCTGAGGACCATATGGAGCCATCAATATAAGTGGTGGTGCCATATCAACCATTGCTTGAGCTACTACCGGTAAACCATCTATATATGGATATAACATAGCCATAGATACTGCAAGTGGGGCTAATCCCATACCTATTGCATGAAAGCCATAACCCATCACTATGAACGTTTCGGCTATAGGAGCCATCATCAATAAAGCTGGCGCCATGGTTACTAATCCTGCTGCCATAATAGGTATTAGCGGTACAAACTCGGCCAATAGCATCATACCAAATGAAAATGGAATTAAAGCTGAGCCTAGAGCTGCTAGAGCAAATGATGCTATAAGTAATCCTTCTCCTACCTCTGATAACGCAACCAATGGAGGAGCCATTATTGCAAATCCTTCAGCTAATGTTGGTATTAGAGGAATATATTCTGCCATAATAGCTAAGGCTACTCCAAATGGCAACATTCCAATACCTATTGCTGCTATTCCTGCACCTGCGAGTGCTAATCCTTCTCCTACACCAGCTAAACGATGAAGTGGATCTAATGCAGGCGCCATATCTCCTAATGCTGTTCCTAACATTAGTAATTTCTTTAATGTTCCTTTACCCACCATGAATAAACCTATTGCTAAGAATGGTAGGGCTGCGGCAAGTGCTAATATACCAACTCCAGCTTGTAATAATCCTGGTCCAGCTGCAGATAGAGCTTGAGAAGCTACTCCAAGACCCATTAGGGTTTCATTTCCTCCTGTTGCACTAAATAATAATGTACCAACTGCAGCGGCCGCTAATCCAAGTCCTAATATAGGAAGAGCCGCACCTAGTAAATAAATTGCCGGGATGGCTGGATACATCATCATCATTCCTATAGCTAGTTGAGGTAGCATTGGTATCAATAACATAAAATTAGGTATTGCTTCACTTACTATTTTTAATGCGTAGGCTAATACTAGTACGGCTGCTGCAACTATTAACATTGCTGCAGCTCCTGCTATAATTGCAACAGCACCTACACCTGACATCATTATTGCACCTAGTAAGGCGACTGCGCCGACCAGAGCTAACATTGATACTACTGCCATACCCACGGCTTCCCAACTAACTTTCATAAATTCTTGTACTGCTTTTGCAAAAACATAAACCGCCGCGGCTACTAATACCATAGCAGCTGCTCCTTTTACAACATCACCCATTTTTATTTTACCCATGGATTTCATCATACCAGTTGCGCCTTGGCCAGCTTTAGGGTCTACTGCTGGGGCTTTTGGAGCTACAGATTTTGCTAAATCAGGACCGCCAGCTTTTCCTTTACCACCAAATCCTAGCTTATTAAATCCGCTTTTTACAAGTTTACCAGCAAAACCTACTATACCTTTAAGTTCTTTTTTCCAACTACCCATACTACCAACAATTGCGGCAGCTACTTCTGCATTTTCACCTAAAAGCATTCCTGCTCTTGCCAACAATCCTTCTTGTTGTTCTTGTATTTCACCAGTTTCTTTATAGTGTTCTAATCCTGCTTCTGATAAATCATTTAATTTATCTTGGTTACCCATTATATTAGTTATTTCACCAACAGACATACCCATTGCATCGGCTAATGCTTGTTGTTGTATAACATTCATACTTTGGAACTCTTCTAGTGAACCTACCTGTTTTGTTAATTCTTTTGTTACGGTTAAATGGTCACCTCTAAGTGCAGCTTCTCTGGCAGCATTAAGATTTAATTCTCTACCTATAAGTACGCTTGCCTCCATTTCTTTTTCAATAGAAGTTTCAACATCCAATAAACTTCTACCCGCTTCAACTATAGAATTAAACTCTACTCCTAATTTTTTGGCAGCAATTGCAGCTTTTGCTACGTTTTCAAAACCTTTTTTACCAAATCTTGCAAATTCTTCAGAATTATCTGCCATAATACCTAATAATTTACCCGGAGCCATTCCATTTGCTTTTGCTAAAGCTATTGCAGAACTTTGTAGGTTTGTGGCCAGTTGTTCACTACCTCCGCTCATCATCAATAAGTCTTTTCTAAATTGTGCAGCACTTTGCGCACCCATACCAAATCTTTCAGAAAGTAGTGTAGTTTGCTTAACGTTTTCCATCGTCAAATCTTTCATTGACATACCAATATCAAGCATTGCCTTTTGGGATTCAACTACATTTTCTTGTTCTATACCCATACCAGCTAACTGAACATTTACTAACTTTGCTTGACCAACCATTTTAGCTGAATTACCAAGACTAACACCGGTATCATTTGCAAAACTTCTCATTTCTCTTGAGAATTTACCGAGTTGATTAGCTATAAATGCAAAGGCTAGTTGGCCATTACTAAATATACCAATATATTTCGCTGCCCCATCTTTTAGGCCTTGTATCAACTCTTGTTGGGCCTCAAATTCACTAGTCTGTTGAGCCAATACATCTCTGGTTTCTATTCCAAGCGCGTTGGTTTCAGACATATGCTCATTCATTTCTGCTGCTTTATCAACTTGAGCAGTAAATAAACCTTGCATATCATTTAATTGTTGAGCTTGTTCAGCTTGTTTTGCTACAATATCTGTTTGTGCAGCTCCTGCTGCTTGCATTGCATCTAATTCGGCCGCATGATTCTGAACCATATCTGTAATGATTTGGTCTTGAGATTCCATTAGAGTACCTATATCTATATTTTCGGATTTTACGTCTTCTAGCATCTGTACATCTAGTGCCAGTGTTTGAGACATTGCTGTTCCTAGGGCTAGATTACCCTTTTGAAATTGAGCCTCTGCGGCTGCTGCTTTAGATTTGTCTATTGCAAAATTCTTTAGGGCAGCAGCACCCATTATATCTTTTTCTTGAGCCTTAGCATGGTCACTCATTAACTTGCTAAGATTTTTTTGCTCTTTATTTATATCTCTAGTAAAGTCAACTATTTCTTCATAGTTGTCCTTCATGGTTTCAAGCCTTTTCTCAGCTTTTTCTAGATGTTTTTTGTATTCTTTGGCTTCTTTACTACGTTTATCAGCAAAGCTGGCATATTTATCGGCCATAGTAGCTACCTGTTTTGACGCTCTATCCAGGTATTTATTTTGGTTCTGCAATTCCTTATTAAGGGCTTGCTGGTCTTTTGCTGTAAACTTTTTAGCCATTGATTATTCTACTAACTATATTTTTTAGAAAGTTTGTCCCACATATCGTTATACTTATCTGTTTTTGGGGTTGGTCTATTCATAAGTTTTTGTATTTCAGGCGTTGACATGAGTTTTTTTATAGCTCTTTTCTTAGCCGCAGAGCCTAGATTGTCCAGTAGGCCGTGTAGAAATTTAACTAAAATATTGTCTTCTTTTAAGACTGCTTTAATTTCTTCTTTTACTATTTTTCTAACGATCTTTTCTTTTGACATAAGTTATCTCCTAATGTTCATATTATTACGTATATAAATATCAGAAGATAAAGGTTTTTTATCGCCTTCTAGGAGGTCTTGCAGTATTTTTTGACTTAGCCTTATCCATTTCTTCTTTTTCAGCTTTTTTAGCGTCTACAAGCTTTTGATAGCAGAATCTTCTAAGATGAACAGGCATAGAATACACCACATCCCATGGGAATCCCCCTTGAGAATGATAAGCTATATCAAATAGCTGTTGGTGCAGAACGGGCCTATAGTTAGGCCCTAGGCCAAAAAAACTGTACGGTCATCGGTAATTGAACGTCGTGTTCATCACCATTTTCGTCAAAATATGTGTGAGTGAGGTCTATATCAGGTGATATTTCATTCATGTATTCTCTAAAAGCTAAAGAATCTCTAGAAAGAAACTCGTCATCAACAAATTTACTAATAGTAGTTCTATCTAATTCTCCATCTACTGAAAGAATCATAAACTTTAGACGAGTACTTAATTCTGGACTAACACCATTTATTCGTCTTCGCATTTTTTTATTGGCTTTTATTTCTGACTGTATTTTCTTTTCATCACCGTGAGTTAGCAGTTTGAATTCTATAGTTCTTTTTGAAGCAGGAAGTTGCATAGAAAATTTATTTTCACCCTCTTGAAATAGCTCTGAATCTATTTCTTTTGCTTGAAACTCTGTTAAATCAATAGTTTCCTTTTGCTTTTCACCAGAAGTTGGACTGGTTAATTCTACTTCATAGTCTTTACCGTATGCTAATACTCTAGCAGCAATCATAATTGCATTTTTATCACCAACTAATAAATCGTCGTAATTTATTGGGCTTACAATAAGATTTTTCAATAGTACATCAATAACAGTACCGTTTTTTATTAGGTTTTGTGAAGTAAGAATATCCTCTTCTTTTGCTGTCATATACTTTACCTCTACTTGTCCCTTTGACAATGGGCTTTCTTTAGGATATAATAACCCTTTAGAAGGTAAGTCTATGGTTTCTGTTGGAAACTTCATTTCCTTTGTTGATTTTTCAATTGGCTTAGCCGATTGTTGTATTACTTGATTTTTTAATTCTTCGTCTGATAATCTTTCAGATCCTGGATAATCGTGGTCTACTACCTTTCCTGACATAACTGTATCTCCTGTACGCTTTTGTTCATAACATATATAAATATATATTTCTTGCAAAATATAATAAAAAATCCCAAACAAATTGTAAGGGATTTCTTAAAAATTTATATAGAGTTAAAATATTAGTATTGTAGAATCCAGTAATCGCATTGAATAGTCACAGTAATTTCATTTGCCGCAGCATAGCTCCTTTACCTGTCCACTCTTCAACTTTATCACCAACTGGTCCAAGTACGTTGATTGTTACGTCTTTCTTATAGAAATCTGCGTAACCATCTCTACCTGTTACTGATTCGTGGTGTAATCTTACCCACTCCATAACAGCTTGAGCACCTGATGGTACAATTGGGTCATATAATACTAGGTCTATGGTTTCCCATATTGTTTTACCTTTAACATATCTAGATACATTCATGTGCTGAATTTCTAGAGCTTCTGTTGAAAGTTTTGGTCTTGCAGCAGTTTTAATTAAATATGCTGGAATTCCATCAACATAGAATATAAACCTATTTTGTTGTTTTGGCTCAAAGGCCGTGAACATTATTTCATTTGGGTCGACTAAATTTGCCATTTACTTTTCTCCTCTATATATAAATATCATCTTATCTACTTTTTATTCTATAAATTATATCTTATTCTTCAAACGATGCACCAGTTCTCATTATGTTGAAGTCTACGATAATGAATTCTGCAGCTTTTGCAGGCTGTAAGAATATTTCACCTTTCATTTGATTTCTATCAACTACGTCTGGCGTATTGTTTGATTCGTCCATTACAACTTTGAAGGCATATAAACCTTGTTGCGATTGAACTGTTTCTAAATAAGGGTTAACTATATTTAAGAATCTATTTCTTGTTGCTGTTGTGTTATTTTCAAATACAAGATATTTTGTAGATGAAGCGATAAATTTCTTAAGTTTTATTAACAATCTTCTAACGTTAATTCTATCTAAAGCTGATGGTTTTGTTTGTAGAGTTTTTTGACCCCAAACGCAAACACCTGTATTAGGGAATACTGCTATTGGATTAACTTTACCTTCATATAATTCATCTCTTTCAGAATGAGTTAATCTAGTGTATACGTCTGCGACAGTATTTAGACTACCTCTATTTAATCCTGCAGGTGCGAACCATGGGAAAGCTACTTTATCGTTGAATGCGATAACACCAGGTACAACTACTGAAGGTGGTACCCAAACAAACTTGTTAACTGTTGCGTCAAGTATTTTAACCCAAGGGTAATACATTGCAGCATAGTTAGTATCATAATTATCAGCTTGTGCAGTTGCTGATGATATTGCGTTTCCAGCGACAGAGTTAACTCCATCAAGTACAAAGAATGCATCACCTCTATCTTCACAAACATCAATTACTTTTTGAACAATGTTTGAAGCGTTAGCAGATAATATACCTGGCATAACGATCATGTTAATATCTATTTCGTCTGGATTAGCTACTGTATCTAAAGCTTTTTTGTAATTTAGATAACCACTACCCGCAGTTGAACCAAAGTCAAATCCAAAAGTATTAGATGATAGCATGTCGCCTCCAATCATAACTTGCGTAGCTGGATTAACACCATCAAATCCTCCTTGGAATGCAACTGAGAACCTCTTAGCGTGTAGTGCACTGTTAACTGTTACAGTTGAACCAGTCACCATACATTTTTCTAATCTAAACGTAGTATTTGTTGCTGTTGTAGCATCGTCACTTAATGGAGCTAAATAATTATTCATACCATTCTTAAGAACAGTTTCGTTAAAGTTAAATCCATAGTAAGTTTTGAAATCAGTATCTAAACTTCTAGATAATACTAATGAAGCTGAAGGATAACCTGCTGCATTAGAGAAATTATTAGAATCAGAAACAGTAAATGGAGAAATGTAAGGCTCGTGTCCGAAAGGAACTAAGTTGTCTGAATAAACAGCATTTCTAACATTTTCATGAACTTCTACTCTAATATATCTAGAAAGATTTCTATAATCACCCGTTACAACTAATTTACTGTCTGTACCAATATCTTGATAATATTTGTGCTGATCACCAATCAATCTAGCAACGTAGTTTGGTGAATTAGGGTCTAAATTACAGTTGTTGTAAGATTCAAGTGCTACAACCTTTGTATCTGTGTCATCAAATTTTCTAACTAGTACTGAGAAGCTTCCGTAATCTTGTCCGCTTATTGAACCAGCCTTTTTAACCGCTACAATACTAACTTTACATAATTGATTTGTACTATTACCATGTGATAGTGTATGGAACTTCATTAATGGACTACCTGCAGCACCGTTAATATCCTGTGAAATAATCCAAGGAGTACTTGCAGCAGAATAAGATTTTCCAGAAGTAGAACTATTTGTTCCAGTTACCGTTGCCGCTGCTGCGTGGAAGTTTACACTAGCAGTAATTGCAGTTGCGTCTTTGAAGCTATATCCACCACCTTCATTATCTTTAGCTGCACCAAATGATTGTGAACTAAATAATGAATAAACATAAGCAGCTTCTAAAGCAGATTGACCTGCAGTAGGTACATGGATACCTGGATCAGTAGCTAATATGTTTTTGAAGTAGTTAGCATTTGTCTTATCAAAAGAGTAAGATGCGATTGTCTTGAAGTTTGTAAATGTAGCTACTCCTGAACCATCAAGTGCAGCTTGGAATGAAGTATTACTTCCTGTATTATCAAGACCTCCAGCAAACGCACCAGCTACTAAAGCTTGACCTGGTAAGCCAGAGTTAAATGTTGCTGGAACCGCTAATGACGATCCAGATTTTACAACATATGAGTTAGCTGCAAGACCTACAGAAGAAGCAGTTAATTCTAACATACCTCCATTTCCATTCGCCGTTACTAAATCTGTAAGAGTCGCTGCAGCATTAATTTTTGCAGCTAAGTTCGTTGTTGCCGCTGTGGCAGTAGAACCTGTAGAATAATAGAATAGTGGTGCACTGTCATCAGGAATATTATTAGGGTCAGCTGCTAAGAATCTATATGTAGTTCCTCCTGCAGCAATTTGGAATTCTGCGTTTTCTGATAACATACCTGCAGATCCAGATGGAGAACTTGTTGCTCCACCAGATTGACTAACAGGTACAGAAGCTGATGCAAAGTGTCCTCCACCTTGATCAGAACCAAAAGCCATAGTTCCAGCTTGCAAAGTACCGTCTGTAGATGAACCATCACCTCTTGCACTTGCGTGTAAAACACCTAATATCATACCTGTTGAAACTGATTCAGAAGCTACTAAATATACCTGCTTAGGTAATGTAGCACCGTATCCAGTTAATCCTAAAACACGAACAATCGTAACTGCTCCTGCGCTTCTTAGATATTCTTTTACAGTGTATGGCACATAGGTACCAGCGGTATTACTACCAAATTTTAATTCAAATTCATTTGTTGATCGAACTATAGTTGGTTCAAAGGCCGGGCCTCTCTCTGTTCTACCAATAATAGCCGCGCCGATTTCGCCAATACCAACTGGTAAAAACGATAAGTCATTTTCTTGTGTAAAAACACCAGGACTAACGATTCTTTCTGCCATGTTTTATTTCTCCTCTTAATAATCAAATATGATGATATAGATTTATGTGTCTAACTATCCACTATTTATCTATATATAAATATAACCGCAGATTCCAAAATTTAAGCCGAAGGGGTAAATATTCCAGTTTCTATATCTAAAGAACCTCTTCCATATTTTGTTGTTAAATCTTGCGCAAATTTTACTTCATCACTTCTATTTTCTTGAAAGAGTTTTTCTACGTTTTCTCTTTCATTTGTTAACGATTGTATTTCAAAATGTAATTGACCCATTCTTAAAGTCAAACCATCATAATTAGCTTTAATGCTTTCTATTTTCTTTATTTCTTCATCTGAAAATTTAATAGTTTCAGATTGTTTTTCTGCAGACTTTTGTTCTGCTTTTGCTGCTCTGTGTTGTTCAAGCTTATCTTGAATTTCTTTGTTTACGTGTTTATCCACCATAATATAACCTCTCCTTTGTTTTTATGTTAATAAGATTTATTGTTGTTTTTTGTTGGTAAATTATTTATATCAGAAACCACCTGTGTAGACATCATTATTCTAGATACAGTATGGTCTTTCTTGTTGTATTGAGACATATCTTTCTGTAAGTTATTTGGTATTATATAACCATTCATTTCTAATGCAAAAGTTGCTCTAATTCCCCTATCTTCTCCTTGAACTAACTCATTAGAAACATCAAAAGTAGTCATAGTAGCTAAAAATTTATAGTAGTTTTCCTTGCCCCAATAAGAATTTGAAGCATAATTTATATCTTCTATTACCTTGTTTTGGTGACCTATAAATTCAGTTACTAGTATACATTCATATGTAAGCTTTACATAGTCAGGTATTACTATATTATATGACTCTTGGCTAGGTTTTCTTCCTACAAGTATATCAAATGCATCATACCTATTTCTTGGATTATATTTCTTTTTTACCGTGTAATACAGGTGAGGATGATTTGCATCTAACTTGTTAAAGCCTTCTTGTCTTTCTATACCTGTTCTTCTATACATTAGTATAGGATATTGAACCTTTCCAGTTTTATCTCTAAATACTCCGCTTTTTTGTACAGATTTCCATCTTTCAGGAGAACCATATATTATAGGTACCCTTATTTCCTTTTCATTTTCCGTAACTCTTGGCTGAATAACGTTTTCGAAATAAAAATGAATTGCTTCATCTACATCATATAACCCTACAGCAACATCCTTTACCTTATCCTCTCTTCTTATCTGACTAGACCTTTTCCTAGATAAAACTTTACCAGTAGAATCAACTGTCGTTTCTGCTGTTTCAGTAGCACTTGGTGATCCGTATGATTTTATCTTTTCAGCCATTATTCATTATATAGGCCATATGAATAGCCTTCTCGTATATTTTCAAATTGTACTTTACTTTTTCTAGTTTGATGAGTTTGACATATTATAGAAAACGAATTACCAAATTCATTTCTATTTCTAGAAGTATATCCTAAATCTGTATCTGGATTCTTACCAACCACAAATTGATTTTCAGTTACACCGTCTACTTCCCAATATATGTTATTCCACCAAATAACGTCTCCAACCTCTAATACTACATTTGCTGAAGGGATACCAATACTTCCTGCTGGTAAAAGGTCGTCTCTTAAGAACGCAAAACTAGTTTGTTGATTAACGTCAGGACCAAATTCACTACTATCCCATACCTGGTCTTCAACAGTTATTAAGCAATTAACCCTAATACCTTTTTTATATACCTTGTTTATTGATTCCCCGTATAAATTATCGTCGTTAATATCATACACTGAAGTCTTAAAAATATCTACTTCTGTATCTATTAAATCATTTATTAGTTCCCTATTAAGGGTTCTAAATAAACTTATATCTCTTTGTCCGCCAAATAATGCCATAATTTACCCTATGTATATTCCATAAGGAATTTTATTCATTGTTTCGCTCATAAATTCAGATTCTTCTTTTTGCCTTTCTAAAAGATTTCTACGAGATGCAGCTTCAAGGTCTTCTCTTAACTGCGTTATTAAATTTTCTCTTTCTGCCGCTGCTTCACTTCTCAATGTATCACCATCAAGATTAACCTCTGCTCCAGGTACAGGTATTGAAGAATATTTACTTCTAATATTACCTAATAATTCTTTTGCCAATGCTAACGTATATTTTCTAATCCACTGCTTGCCTGGGTCGTTTATGTTTGAATAAGTCATATTATCATACGTTGCATTTGAAAAATCTGATATTGTATTTGCCAATGTTCCATTTTTTAGAGCATTGTTTCTATCAGTTATTTTTACGTACTCTATCCATAAAGTATAGTCTGATGTTGGGTCAGGGAATATTCTTAGCCTGTCATTTCTAAGTTCAAAACTATATGCTGATTTTCTAATTGTATCATTAAACTCAATAGCCTGTACACGCAATAAATCATCATACATTGGCATCATTAAAAAGTTTACAGCTGGACTGTAATTACCATATCCAAAACCTTCTAACAACTGATCTGATCCGTATCCACTACCAACATAAGGGTCAAAATATCTTGTCATAGCAGGAGTACCTTCATAAAATACCCTTTTTATTTCTATGTCGTCTGTTCCAGCTGTTCCTGATTCAAGATTCAATAAATTAGAATCAGTTAAATCATATGTTTGTTTTGATTGAGTTACGGCTATTGAAGCACTGTAATATGTTACGTCTCCGCCACTTCCTGCCTCGGCTCCATAAGAATTAGCTATGGTTATTAGTCTTCCATGATTAGGTGTAATTTCCCTATGTGTATGGTCGCTACCAGTTGCAGTTCCTTTTAATGTTAATAGATTTTCTTTTATATTATAGTAATTTACCTGTGAACTATATTCTGTCACCGATTCTTCAAAACATGCAAAGAAATTTATATCTTGTAATTCAATATCTACTATAGGATAACCTAATCTCTTAGCACACCATTCTGAAGTTTTTTCTATATCTCCCTGAAAATTATTATCATTATCATATATTCCAAAAGGTGTGTCACCTGGGAAAAATGATGCCGAACCCGGCCATATTGGTATTTTTGTTGCCATAATTTTATCTCTACCTTTCTATATATAAATATAGAAATCTTTGCTAATAGAATAGTGGTTTTTAATATTTTTTAATACTATTATCCTGTTGATATTTTAACATCGTTTCCATTTCTCCATAACCTTCCTGCTACACCTGGATCTGATGTTGGTAAATTTGTAAAGTCTACTTGTGATCCATCTATTTTTAGATTACCACTTCCACTTATCATCCCTTGCACTTGTAGTTCTGCTGATGGTAATGCATTGTTGTTGGCACCTATATAAACTTTAGTACCATTTCCAAATACTGCTCTATTACCAGTATCATAGTCTAGTATTAACATTTGATTTCCACCAGCGACTACTCTTGCTATATCACCAGCCATCGATTGAATATAAGTGTCTTCACTCTTATTAAGATAGAGTTTTTTATTACTACCTATAATAAACTCACCTGATGCAGTCACTGATGTATTAAGTTGTATTGAATCATCTTCAAATTCTGCAACTGTAATTTCTCCTGAGCTACCATCTGTAGAAGTATTTGCTCTAATTTGCACTTTACCGTTAGATGTTCTATTTGATAGTGCTACAACATCAGAATCAAAGTGTAATGCATATCTAGCATCTCCTCCGGCATCTGTGTATTTAACGGCATTTGTAAGAAGTATATTTGTTGAGTGTATTGAAGAATTGTTAATATTGCTATCAACAATAAGTCCTCCTGTTACTCGTATATCTCCATCAACATCTAACTTATACGATGGTGTGTTTGTTCCAATTCCAACTTTATCTGTAGATGCATCAGTACAGAATAACTCATCATCTGAACTTCCTTCTATCCTAAAATCGATATTATTACTACCCCTATTAAACACAATCTCATGAGGAGCAGCACTTGAATCATTTAAGTCTAGATATTGGATTCCACCAGCCTTAAATGTAATTCTATTATTTTGAAACCTAATGTTAGTGATTGTATTACCACTATGATAAATGTATTCATCAGTATATAATTGTTGAGCTATAACAGCTGCGCTTGAACTTACATTTCCAGCAGCTGTAATTTTTCCAGATGTTAATATATCTTTAACCGTTAAATCACCACTTGCGCTTATATTACCAGTCAGAGTTATATGGTCACCTGATAGTGTACCAGAATAATCCTCTACTGAACCAGCATCGCCCTTATCTCCTTTTGGGCCGATATCGCTTATAGTAATAGTAGAAGTGTCTACACCTGTAACGCCTACAGAATTTCCAGTATTGTTATTGGTAACTAGAACAGAACTTTTTTCATCTGTGATTGTTACCGTATTATTTGTTGTATTTACGGTAGTAGGCATAATTAAACTGTCACTTCTTTACTTAATTTAACTTTACCCTGTAGTAGTCTAGTGACATAACTACCAGAAACCATTTCTATATCATATCTTGCCTCATCAAATGTAAATGCTGATGTTGACACAGCTGATATTACTATTCCTATACTTCCTGAAGACATTGGATTATTTCCCGATGAACCAGATAAATTTAATCCTGTTCCATCTGAAGATACTGTGTTGGTAAGTGAAGCATATAATGTTCCTGAGCTTCCATAATCTGATCGTATTTGCATTCTTGCAGAATAGGCAGACAAATCAACTCTTGAACCGGCTGAATCTGTCCAAACAACTTCAAAATCAGTTGTTGCTCCTTGCTCTATGGTAAACGTGTAATTTCCTGCTGCCATGGTCTTCCCTGTAATTTTTGTTAGTTATTCTTATATAAATATCAGATTTATCTGCTAAGTTTATGGTTTTTATAGTAGTTTAATATATCTTCTAGTATAGGGTGTCTATGGTTTGAAAGTAATTCAATAGTATGAAGGCCTTCTACAGATTTAACACCTCTTAAAAATCCTAAACCACTATCTCCATTCTTTTTCAAGTCTACTTGATCTGTATCTCCACAAAACATCATTCTACTATTTAATCCTATTCTTTGTAGAATCATTAGTGTTTGTTCGTGGTCAAGATTTTGGCACTCATCAACTATTACACAACTATTTAAGAAGGTTCTACCCCTCATATAACTTACAGGCACAATTTCTATTTGTCCTTTAGTTATCATTTGTTCTATTCTTTCTTTTCTTAACAGCTGATACATATTACCATATATTGGCGCTACCCATGGAGACATTTTTTCTTCCATATTACCAGGAAGATGACCAAGGTCTTCTTTTGAAATTGTTGGTCTAGTAATAATAATCTTGGTATATCTTTTTTCTAATATTCCATGCAATGCTATTTGACATGCCAATAGTGTTTTACCTGAACCTGCTTTTCCTAGTATTATTGATACGTCATTTTCTAGTATTTGTGCTTTTGCCAGCTTCTGTTCTTCGTTTAATGATAATAAGAACCTATATCCTTTTTTATTGTTCTTTTTACCGTTTACAAAATCATTTGCCATAATAACCTCCGTTTCTTTACTATAAATATCAGAGGCATAAAAAAAGAGGCCAATTTCTTGGCCCCTTTAATTAAAAACATAATACTAAATTAGATTAAACTCTGTTCAAACCTGCAATAGTAATTTTACCATAGAATTCTGGACGTACCATCTTCTTAGCGTAACGAGTCATTACACCTTTACGTGGAGTAAAGTTTGTAGGATCGTACACTAGAGGAGTCATAATTAACGGAATGTATGGCGCGTAAACCGCTCCAGTTTCCAAGAATTGAGTACCTCTAAAGCCCATCAAGATAGTAGCTTCTTTCATATATGGGTTTTTGTATACAGTAAATCTGTTGTTTAATGCACCAACTTTTTGTACACCCATTGCAAATGAAGCAGCATTTCCATCTGTAGATGCAGCGTATCCTGGAATAGATTCTAAGATAGTTGCAACCTCTGGAGAAGTCACTAAGAAGTTAGCACCTCCTCTCATAGTTTTCTGATGGATTTTGTTCGAAACTTTTTGTATTTTAGTACCTAAAGTTTGGAACCAAGTAAATTGAGTATAAGCCTCTGCAGACGTTGGACTCAAGAACGATTCAGCTCCATCGTACACTTCACCAAGAGCAGCTGACCAGTAGTCAGTTGTATTAGCGTTTTGAATTAACATGTCGATAATTTCTAAATCAATTTCCATTGAAATGTATTCAGATAACATTGAAGTTAATTCAGCTTCAGCGTCGATTGAGTGGTAAGCGTTTAAGTCTTGAGCGAACTCAGGAGACCATGCAGCTTTTAACTTTCTAGTCTTAGCAACAATTGCTTCACTTCTTAATTGTACATCAATTTGTGGAATACCAACATCTTGAGTAGCTAAGTTAGCGTCAACATTTGCACCTGCCATCTCAAAGTCATTTCTTTGAGCTTCAGTAGTTGCAACAGACATAGAAACATTTACAGTTGATCCAGCTGCTACAGCTGCTGATGCAGATACGAAGAATGATGCAGATACAGCATTACTTGCGTTAGTAGTTTTTACACCATTTGCATCTTCAGCGAAGTTGTATGCTGATAATATCTCATTTTGAGAAAAACCAGTACCCGCGATACTTGTTCCTCTAAGAGTATTTAAGTCAATGTTGAATGTACCATCTGTTAATTTTGCAGTTGGAACAGTAATTTTAAGGATTGGAGCGTTAACTGATAATGAAGCAGATAAAGCAGAGTTAAATCCTAACTCTTTCCAAGATGCAGTTGCTATAGTTGTATGAGTAGGTGAAACAACTTTAGTTGCATCAGAGTACCCAAATTTACCTGCACCATAAAGACCACCTTCAGCATCTGCGTCAGATTTTGAAGTATTACCCATAATATCAGATGAACCTGCAATTTTACCAACTGTATCACCATACTTAAAGTCTAAGAAAAATACTAGACCTGAAGGAAGGTTCATTGGTTGTACAGATACAAAGTCTTTTGCAGCGATTTCACCAAATACTCTACGTACTAGTGGAAGAGCTACACCTGACCATTGCTCTCTGTTTGACGTACCGCTTGAAGTGTTTGAAGCTTCATCGATAAGCTGTCTAGCTTGGTTTTCTAATAACACAGCCATTCCTGATTTATCGTATTCAGCATCGATACCTTCAAGAAGTCCTGTCTTATTCCATTTAGAAACCAAACCTCTTGTTTGTGCTAGTTGAGTGTTATAAGCATCACCAGCACTGTTCAATAAGTTTGAAATATTGTTTGACATTTCTTTTTCTCCTATTTAAGCAGACTATAATAGTCCTGCTAATTTTTTCATTCGGTTATTAAATTGGTTTGCTTCAACAATTACAGCTTTAGCTGGTTTTGTAGACTTTGTAGCTTTAGATGCAATACTTTCTGTTATAGAAGTTTTTCTTGTTGCACCTGCACTTAAAGATTCAGCCAACGTAGAGAATACTAATTTAACTTCTCTTACATTTGTAGCTCTGTCGAAAGTTTCGATCACTCTCATTTTTTGACCTTCAGTCAAGTTGTGAGAACGGAACAATTTGTTCGAGAATAAAAGTTTAGCGTTTAACAAGTTAACTTCATTGATAGTACCCTTCAAAGACTTAATAGTAGCATAAGCTTCTTCTAGTTCTTTTTCAGTTTCAGTTTTAGTTTCCTCGTCTTCACCCTCATTCATCTCTTCGTCATCATCTTCTTCTCTTAGAGATTTAATGATTTCTTCAAGATCCATTTCTTCGTCTTCAGCAGCCATTTCTTCATCTTCAGTTTCAGACATTTCGTCTTCATCTTCAGTTTCAGACATTTCTTCTTCGTCTTCAGTTTCCATCGCCATTTCTTCAGGGTCTTCGTCTTCAGCAGCAGTTTCGTCTTCAGCTTCCAATTCTTTAATTATTTCTTCAAGTTCTGCATCAAGTCCATCAGACATTTCGTCGTCTTCAGTTTCTGTCATTTCTTCAGAGTCTTCATCGTCTTCTTTATACATCTCTGCAGTACTTTCTTCCTCATCTTCAGCTTCTGTTAACTTGTCAACGACTTTATCTTCGCCTTCAGTTCCAGGAGCAGCAGATGATGTTTCTGTTTCAGCTTTTTCTTCGTCATTACCGTCTGCATAGTTTACTTTGTTATCTCCAGCGCCAATGTTAGATGAGTCAGATTGTTCTTCAACAGTATCGTCTTCGTCTTCCATATCTTCTTCGATTTTTCTACTTAGCATAGATTGTAATTTCGGTGTAAAAGCCTCTTCAAGGGCAAGCTTAGCGTTTGCGATAGCAGTTTCACGAACAGCTTTAGCGTCAGCAATAGCCTCCTTAAGCAAATTTGATTTGTTTGCCATGAGTTTTTCTCCGTAATATTTTAATTTGGAAATAAGGTTATTGAGAACCTTAATAGATAAGTTATGTGATGGCCTTTTACCCTATATAAGGGATAGAGTGTTTTTCAGCCGTTCTTTTACTAATATAAATATATACAAATATATTAAAAAACAAAAAGGGAACAAAAAATGTTCCCTATTTATTAAATTATTCAATTTTATTGAGCCCGACCATTAACTATGGCTGTCCAGCAAGGATTCCAACGATCGTATCCTCTCTTTATTCTTTCTCTATACTGTTGGTCTCTCACAGCGTCTTCTTTTTGTTTTCTTCTTTTTAGAGAAGGTTTTGTGTAATATCTCTTTTCCCTTAAAGTCATCATAGTATCTGCATCCTTTAATTGTCTTTTTAGATACCTTAATCCTTTTTCTAAAGTTCCTGGTTCTGAATCTGGTATTTTTACTCCCATTCCATTTCCAGGTAGATAAAATTCTTCTCTTCTGTGTCTTTTGCCTTTGAAAGGTCTTTTCTTAAAATTTTTGTTTCTGTTCATTATTACTTTTTTGGTTAAACGTTAATTTACTTTAATATAAACAAAAAAAATGACATATAAAAATTATATGCCATTTATTTTCACTTTTATTATTTTTTATGTAAGGTCGATGAAGTCTTTACTTTTATCTATCTTACTTAAATCTGTTTTTAGTTCTTTGTAATACTTTTGAATACTTCTTGCATATTTAAGCATTTGCTTTTGATAGTACTTTTCTTCACTCCAAGTTGCTTTATCTCCACTCTTTAGCTTGGCTGCCTTGTCTCTTTCAGCGCCCTTGACAACATCATTTTCAGCCCTTAAGTAGTATTTGAATTCTTGCATTATTGAACTATACGCTCTCTGTATTTTAGTAGCGGAATCATTCCAACCAGAAGAAACCTTTTTCTTCTTTAACATCGCTAACGATTTATCAACAGAATCTTTATACATCTTTGTCACAGCATCTACCATTTTAACTATTTGGTCGCCTGGACTAGAATTTGCCAATCTATCAGTTAGCAGCTTTTCGTATCTTTGTCTGTTTTGAGAAGCCATAGTCTTTGCAGACTGAAGGGCAGTTGCACCATATCTAGCGGCTGCTC